TGAATTATGTTATACAATATCGCACAGCAACTAATGCTCCTGAAACCGCATTATAGGTGATATACTATGAAGCTATATAGTCCAGACGGCTCATCTGAATTAGATGCTCATCCGTCTAAAGTAGATCACTTTTTAGCTAATGGCTGGAAGGTTGATAAGAAGCAAAAAAAAGCGAAGAAAGAGGCTGTTACTTCAGAAATTGACACAGCCTCTGAAAAATTAGACGAAATTAAGGAGCCTGAGTAATGGCTACACATATAGGTAGAAATGGTATCGTAAAGATACTAGGCGATGCAGGAGACGAAGGCGGAACTGCTGTAGGTGAGCTTAAAAGCTTCTCTATAGAAGAAACCGGAGATACTGTTGAGTACACTGCAATGGGTGATACTGCAAGAGTCTTTCTTCCTACATTAACGTCATTTAGTGGAAGTTTGGACGTTTTTTGGGATGAGGATGATTCTGGTCAAACTGGTCTAGCAGTAGGAACGTCTTTACTTATTAAGTTTATGCCTGAAGGTGATACGAATGACGGCGGCGATCCTGCTGTTAATGATAAATTTTACGATGGGACCGCAATTGTAACTGGGGTTTCTAGAAGCGCATCTTTTGACGGAATGGTAGAAGCATCTATTTCTGTCCAAGGTACTGGTCCGTTAACATTAAGAACTGTAACACCATAAGGAGGACTCATGGGAGTTCACATAGGTAGGGATGGGGTTGTAAAGGTCGGCGGTACTGCTATCGCAGAACTTAAAAGCTTCTCTATAGAAGAGACAGGAGATACGGTAGAAGATACTGTGATGACCGATACGGCTCGTACTCATAAGCCTACATTGACATCTTTCAGTGGATCTGCTGACGTTTTTTGGGACGAAGTTGATTCAGGACAAGCTGCGTTAGTTCTCAACCAAGAAGTTCAGATGCAGTTTTACCCTGAAGGAACTACAGGTACTGTTAAGTATTATCAAGGTCAAGCCATTGTAACCGGCATAAGCAGATCGGCATCTTTTGACGGCATGGTAGAAGCTTCTATCAGCTTTCAAGGAACTGGTGCTTTGTCAGCTCTAGGCTCGTAAGGGTTATGCCTAGATTAATTGAGAACGCATTAGCACACTTTAACAACAAGGATTTGCGGAAGATTGAGGTCCCAGAATGGGAAGTAAGTCTTTTCGCAAAGAACCTTACCCTTGACGATAAGGCCAAAATGCTTCGTCGCGCAGATAGTGATAACACTGATTATCTTATCTATGCGGTGATCTTTGGCCTTGTTGACGAGAACGGAGATGCTGTTTTCGGGCTTGAGGATAAGGTTGCGCTGAGAAAGAAGGTTGACCCAGACATAGTGACTAGACTTGCTACGTTTGCGCTAACCGCTGGTTCTGAATCGGAGGAAGACCGAGAAAAAAACTTATAACTGACCAAGGCAACCCAACTCAGCTATACTACATGTACGAGTTAGCCGAGCGACTTGGTCAGCCCCTAGCGACAATCTTAGACATGACTGTGGCCGAGTTTGATCATTGGTGGACTTTCTTTAAAGTGAAAAGAGAGAAGATGGATGGCGACAACAAAAGAAACAGTCCTAGCAAGAATATCAATAGATGATAATACGAAGGTAGGATTTCAGTCCTACGCTCGTAATGCTGAACGCGCTAAGAAAACCACAGAAGCCTTCCGTGCTCACGCTGTTGACAAGCTTGTAGAGAGCTTAGACAAGCAAGTCCTTGCTATAGGTAAAAGCGCCAGAGAACTTGACCTTCTCAAGGCAGCAAGTCTTAACGCTGCCGATGGCGAACTCGCGCTTATCAACAAGCTTCATGATGATATTGATGCTCACAATCAAGCTACAGAAGCTGCGATACGCTTAAACAAAGAGCGTGATCAAGAAGCTGCTGCGGCACAGAAGATTGCTGACGCAGTAAACCGCACTAACAACGCCTACAGAGATGAAGCCGCCACGGTTGATATGACCTCTGACGAGCTTGAGATCTATCGTCTAAAGATGATGGGTGCTAGTCAAGCTCAGTTAGATTCTGTTATGGCTACTCAGCAAGCTACTAAAGAGTTTAGGAAGCAAGGTTCTGCTGCAAAAGGCGCTCACGGGCAATTGCGCTTGATGAGAGGCGGTTTAGGACAGTTAGGGCATCAGGTACAGGATGTTGCGGTTCAGCTTCAGATGGGCCAGAACGCGCTCCTAATCTTTGGTCAGCAGGGTTCCCAGGTTGCTTCTCTATTCGGCCAGAACGGTGCCTTGATCGGTGCTGTATTAGCCGTAGGTGCCGCTCTTGGTACTTACTTTATGCCAAAAATCTTTAGTTCTAAAGATGCTTTAAAGGAATTACAGAAAGCGGCAGAAGACACTTCAAAAGTATTTGATATTGACTTTGCAAACGCAACAATACATTTGTCTAGTCAATTTGCAGATCTTGCAAAAGAAAGCAGGGGTTTAGCTGACGCAACGCTTAGAGCAAAATTAGTTGAGTCATTAGAAGCGTCACAGCTTGCGATGGAAAATTTTGCTGACTCTTTGGATAGCGTTATGTTTGACGCTGCTGGAGCAGAAGCGGCGCAAGCGGGGAAAGGCTTAGAACTTTTAACGAAACAATTAGGTATTAGCGGAGTGCAAGCCGAAAGACTTACCAGTCTTTTTGTGGATTTTAAAGACGGAACGTCAGAGTCACGCCAAGCATTAGCAAATTACGTTAAAACTATTACTCATTCTTCTGATGGAACTAAGGAGTACAATTCTGAGTTAGTTAAGATTAATCTTAAATTACAAGAATATTCTAACGAACTAAACAAAGCAGAAAAGACACAAAAAGCACTTACAGATGCAATTGACGGGACAGTACCCGCAACCAAGAAAGAAAAAGATGCGCTAGAAAAGCTTAATAAAGAAAAGTCCGATCAAAGAGAGAAGTTAGAAGCTATTGTTGAAGGTTATCATCAAGAGTTAATTGCCTTGGAAAAAGGCGAAGAAGCGTTGATGAGATACAACTTAGCTCAACAAGGGGCTACTGAAGGCCAGATTAATTTAATCATGGCTACTAAGAAAAGCGTAGATGCGATAAGAGAAGCTAACGAAAAGAAACAAGAAGAAATTGATTCTGCGGATAAAGCTAAAGCATCTCAAGATGACTTTATTGTCAGTCTAAGAGAATCAACTCAAGAGATAGGCCTTAATGCAGACGCTTTAACTAGACTCCAAGGTAAGAGGCTTGGTGTTGACCCAGCAGTAATTGAAAGTTTAATCGTAGAAAGAAATGCTCGTTTAGCCAATGTAGCTGCTATAGATGCCGCGGCTCAAGCAGAAATAGACACTCAAGCAGCTATTGATGAAGTAGCAGCTTCTAGAAAGGATTTGGTATCTGGAATAGTTGCCGAGTCTAACGCTTTAGGTAGAAGCGCGATAGATCTAGCCATAGACCAAGCCGCATTAATCGGTCTTGGTGTGACAGCGCAAGCAGAGTTTGACGCAGCCATACAAAGAATCCGAGACTATGAGAAAGAGCAAGAAGACTTAGCGACCAAAAAGACTACTGAAGGCAAAGTAGAAGCTCTGCGAAGGTCTTTGTTATCTGAAGAAGAGGTTTTATTAGAATCTCTTAATAGCCAACAGCAATTAATAGATAACGCAGCAGCTTTAACTATTATAAATGAACAACAAGCTGCCGATATGAAACTAGCTATTTTGGCCGATTATAACGCCAAAAAGAATGCACTTCTCAAAGAAGGAACAGATGAAGAGATATTGCAAGGAAGCAAGTTAACAGGTCATATGCTAGGTCAGCTTGGAAAGCAATTTAGTGGGGTCCAAGCTAACAACAAGAAGATGTTCGCAGCTCAGAAAGCATACAAGATTGCTAAGGCAACTCAGAACACATTTGACGCAGCTAACGAGGCGTTAGCAAGTCCTTACCCTTGGCCTTTACCTCAAGTGTTTGCAGCTACCGCAGTAGCCGCTGGTTTAGCTAACGTGGCAGCGATTAAATCATCATCGTTTGAAGGCGGTGGTTTTACCGGCACAGGCGGTAGGTCCGGCGGTGTAGATGGTAAGGGCGGATTCCCAGCTATTCTTCATCCGAATGAGACCGTTATTGATCACACTAAGGGCCAAGGCGGCGGTATTACCGTGGTCAACAACATAGACGCAACTGGCGCTGGTGCTGATGTAGATATGAAGATCAGGGCAGCAATGCAGCAGACTTCACAACAAACGATACTTAGCATACAAGATCTCATGCGGCGTAGAAGGTTCGGTTAATGACGACTTACACATTCCCAAGCATAACCCCATCCTCAAACACTTTTGAGCTGGTAACGAACACTAGGACGTTTCAGAGCCCGT